TGGTCCACAAGTTCGACGTATTCTTGGTCTAACAGAAGGAATTAAGGGTCGTTTATCAAGTCACAATTTGCTTAGTACATACAAGATTTTTATTCAAAGTACGTCTTATAATCGTAAGCTCAAGGGAAACACAATGTTCCTTTACGAAGTGAATGATTGGGAAGTATAATATTTGTTTTACGTAGTAAAAGATTTTTTTCATAGTAACACGCCGATTATTGTTTTGATATTAAACGAACGTCGGTGTGTTATTAATGTTAATAATGTTTTAAGATTAATGAAATATAAGGTGATTAGAAACTATTATCATACTGATTCTACTAGTTTAAATCGTTTAACAATATGTGCTATCTCAAAACGAGATAAAAAAGAATTTGCTTGGGCTCGAACACAAAGTTATTATATAATTGGAAAATACATATGACAAAAATTATTGCTCTCGGAACAGGCGCCGCTTTTACGATGAAGAATTTTCAAACAAATTTTATCATTCAACGTAACGGTAAAAACCTACTTGTTGATTGTGGAACGGACATTCGATTTTCTTTGCATACTCAAGGGTTATCGTTTAAAGACATTGACGCTGTTTACGTTTCACATGCTCATGCTGATCATGTCGGCGGAATGGAATATCTTGGATTTACACGATATTTTACTCGTAAAGCAATGTTAGAACAATTTGTTGAAAATCCTATGAAATTGTCTACGTTTTTTTGTGAACGTGGACTTATAAAATCTATTTGGGAACATTCTCTTCGAGGCGGTATGGAGGGTCTTGAAGGAATAGACGCTACGATTGATACATATTTTGATGTTCAACCCGTTAATAAAAATGGATCGTTTACATGGGAAGGATTACATTTTGATATTGTACAATCCCTGCATGTATCAGCAAAGTATAGTATTGTCGATTCGTTTGGTTTAATGTTCACAGACGAAGATGGTACACGTATTTATATCACGACAGATGTACAATTTGCTCCAGAAACTAGTATGAAAGCTTATTATAAAGAAGCAGACGTAATAATGCATGATTGTGAAACATTATATAGAAGTGGTGTACATGCTCACTATGATGATTTGAAAAATTTACATCCCGTGATAAAAGAAAAAATGTTTCTTTGTCATTATCAAGACAATGTTCTTGATGATTGGGAAAAGTGGCAAGAAAAAGCAAGCGTGGACGGGTTTGGCGGCTTTATTAAGCAAGGGTTGATTTATACAACATAAGATGTTATTTGTTGCTTGTTTTGATAGAATATTTTTATTGCTTGACAATGAATATTGTTTATGGGAAAATTCGTGTTTTTATTATGAACTTGAAAATAATGAAACAACACATGGATTGTGGTTGTGGAAATCAAAACGAAAAATGACTTGGGATTATATCGGATTTTTTAGATCAAATGAAACGTAGTATGAGTTATAAATTACAATTATCAAAGAGTGTTCAATCAAATAGGAAACTTGTTGTGTGTTTGTAATGTACATGATGTAAACAATGTGCTATATGTTTTCATTCTGACAGAACGAGTTTGTGTTATTCATGATCAAATATACGAATACTTTGAACAAAGTGGTTGCACGATACGTATTCAAAATTGTACGTTTGGAAATCTATTCAAAATATTCGATGAAATTAGGGTAAAAAATCGTTGGAAACATCATTACAAAATTTAAGATATATTGAAGCTCACGTTGGCGACATATATTTATTACGTAATTTTGACGGTAGTTGTTGGTACAAAGAACAATGGCAGCTTATGTATGAGCGTGATGGGCGTTCAAATATAATACAAATAATTGCAAAAGATAAATGTATATGGGATCAACAAATATATCATATATTAATGACAAGTCGTGGAAACGTAAGTGATTATGATCGTATTGATATTTTTGATAATAAAAAACATCATATTTCTGGATACTATTGTGAGGTTTTGTGATTGAACGAAATTATCTATTTTTATCAGGCGAATCTAATCTTACGATGAAATGTGTTTTTCGTCGCGAAAAATGGATGCATACGTGCAGTGCATCAAAATTGATCATTGACGACAATAAACTACATAGAAGCTTGTATCCTCGAGAAGATTTAAAAGGTGTCATCTTCTATGCAGATATGCAAGACAAAATTATAGAACAACAAAACCTTGAAAATATCAAGAAGTCAAAAGTTCCATGTTGGCCAAACATTGATTCAATGATCAAAATGTTAGATAGAATTGATGTATTTAAATTATGTCATAAAACTAGGTTTGTTGAACATCAAATCGATATATTAACATCAAGTGAACGGTCGAGAATATCACTACAATATCCATTTGTGTTAAAGATAGGTAATGTCCATCGTGGCCAAGATAAATTCTTGATTGAATCTCGAGACACGTGGAATGCTTTTCCGGAATGGCAAGGCTTGGCAACTATTGAACCTTATTTCATTGGTCGTTCTGTTCGAGTATTGATAATCGGTGATAAAACGTTTGGCATTCAAATTGACAATGATGATAATTGGATTAAAAATCAAGCCGGAGCTGAGATTTCTTGTGTTACGTTAAGTGATAAATTGATTCGACATGCAGACGAAGGCACAAAATTATTTAATCTTGATTGTGCTGGTGTTGATTATATTGTAGAAGACGATGGAACGTTTCATTTTCTTGAAATCAATCACTTTCCTGGTTTATCAAATATTTCTGACGAGGTTGATAAGTGTGTAGAAAGGTTTCTTGATGATAAAATGAGACAAATTGAACTATGTTAGTTGATAAAAATAAATTAAACAAATTTTATCGAGTTCAAAACACGATGTTAAAATGTGGTGATATTTTATATTCATATCGTGAAGAAATTTTAATATTGACAAACGAAATTGCTTATTTTATGATTGATCGTGACATGTACTACTACGATTTTGATCAAGAAAAACATAGATTATATTTTTATTTTAATAATCGTTACAATGGTGAAATAGTTCAAGGATTAACAATTGTTTCTAGACAACTCAAATGTCATTAAATGATCGCAATCTTACCTGTTAAAAATGGTTGCCCAAATTTTCTTTTGTAAGTTAAATTATTTGAGTGTTTTGCTCGTCCACCGTTTTTGTAATCAATCGCAACAGTAATATGTGAGTTTGAATTTGTTATTTGAGAATTTTCGTCAGACACTAGTTGTGAAACTCGAACAGCTTGACATTTGTCATCACTTCCATAACCCATTATGCAAAGAGTTACGTCATTATCAACAAGAGACAAAAACTTATCAAGCTCTTCTTGAGTCGGATTATATTTTATCGTCATATGATGAGCAACTTTGTCAGGAAGAAGTGGAATTGAAACGTTCATATTCCACCAATTGAGAAGTTCATCATGAGATTTCTCATCAAGTACGACTGCTATGTAGATAGGTTTGCTCATATGGTATATTATAATAAGTTTGGTGCATAGGTACATATGATATTTTTGCCTGATCAAAACAAATTTGTTACGATTTTATCAAAAGATTTATGTTTATATATGAACAATATATTTTTATATTCATATGTTTCTTATGTTAATAACAACAACATTTTCTTAAACTTAAGAAAAGTACCAATACAAAAGGGATGTAGTGTATTGACATTATCAACAAAAAACTTTCGAGTAATATGAATCGATGTGTAGACAACAAAAAAGGACAAATTATTATTTGCTCATTGAGTGAAGACGCGCAGCCGTGTACTTTACTGGTTTGTTTGGGAGATTTTCAAGTCATTTCGCCAAACAATAAAATCTATAGTTATCGTTTTGACTCGCAGAATTGTTCTTTAACATTAAACAATATTGAAACACAACGATGTGAACATATCTTAAGTGTAAAGTGTGTGTTATGATTTGTAAAATAGGAAATATTATAGTGTGTAGAGATTTTTTCAATCTAAGTGATGTATGTGCGTTGGTATTAGCGCAAAATTTGTGTATTTTTAGTGGTTATGTGTTTAAATTTTTGATTTATGACGACGTAATGAATCATCAGATTCAATTTACATTATTGACTGATCAAAATTTTATTTGGGATAGAACACTTATAAAAGTTTTATGAATCAAAATCTTTATATCATGAAAGAAGGGACAGTTTTATTATTAACGATCAACAATGGAACATATGGTGAATATGGATATTGCTTGTTTTATGAAGAAATTAGACAATATCGTCTTACCGGAAGCTCAAAAGGCGCAAGGGTTATACTAAGCAAAAGTAAGTATGATGGTTATTTTGGAGACGTGTTTTTAACACCGTTATGAAACAAGGAGATTTAATAATAACATATCGTCTTGATTTAATCATGATTTTATCAAAAGAATATTGTTTTCTTAGCAGAGAAAACGTTTTGCTCGAGTATAGAGCAAATTTACATCATAATGTTATACACTGTCGAACAAAAACGCAACAATTTAGCGAAACAATTGAAAAGATAATAAAATGTTGATTGGAACGCTTGTTAATGTAACATTAATTCAACGATTTATGATGATTGATTCACCATATGGTAGTGCTTTTTACAATTACAATTATCCAACAAAATATAAACCGAAACAGACAAAAACAGAGTATGTGACATGTTTGTTTTTGTCTAATGATTATATGTTATGTGACAATAAACTTGTTTTGATTCCAAAAAGTGAAAAATTTATAGACGCTGACGTTTATATCGAGATGTTATGATCGGTGATTTAGTAAAAATTAAATTTCGACATATGAAAGATAAACATCACAAACCATTAAGTTGGAACAACACGGTGTGTTTATATAATAGATGTTTGATATTATCAAGTAAAATGTTTTTAGATTTAAGTAATAATAAAATAGAAACTTTTCTTGTAAAAGAAGACATAAATGAATTATGTGAATATGAGATTAAAAACCTATGAAAACAGGAGAAATTGTACAAATTAGATACATACATTATATTGATGACGCAACGCCTCAATCATATGGACATACATTTAAAAAATGTTTATTGCTTTCTGACAAGAGTTTTATAGATCTATTAGACAAAAACAAGCTAAAACTTTTTATTAAAGAACCTGATGAAGACGAAAAATACATTGTGGAAAAGATATGAAATCGTATATTTGTTTAGATTATGAAAATAAAAAATTATTCATATTGACATTAAACAAAAATAAAATGATTCTTAACGGTGTACTTTGGGAATATAAAATATCAAATATACTACACGCTGAAACTGGAAAAGTTATTCAAAAAACGATGTTTATTTATCATGAGTGTATGGGACCAAATTTAGTCATTGAAGAAGAAATTGAGATATGAAAACGGGAGAACTCTTAAAAAGAGACATTATAATTTTGTCAAATAAACTGTGTTTGCATAGAAATCAAGTTTGGGAATATATCAATACGAACGTGCCAGGGTATAACCTTACGCTAAGGTCGATGACAAATGGAGATGTAAAACTGTTACAATCCAGCGCACTATATTCTTCAACAGAACATTGGTTTAGTGTGTAGATAAAATGAAATGTGGGGTAGAATATTAACAATGGAATTTAAGATATGAGAACACCAAAAAGATTTGTGAGCACGCATAATCATAGTGGAGCAAGCGTGTACGATGGTCTTGGACCCGTAGAAACACATATTGATTTTTGTATTTCAAATGGTTTAGACGGTCATGCAATAACAGAACATGGACATATGAATTCGTACGCAAGTGCTGTTTTATATAATGAAAAATTAAAAGCAAAAGGAATTAATTTTAAGTTACTTACGGGTGTTGAAGCATACGTACATCCCGATCTTAATGCATGGAAAAAATTAAGGGCAAATGCTGAAAGTAAGCGTGATGTCGAAAAAAAGAGGATAAAAAAAGAAGAAAAGGACGATACACAACAATTTGATGTTGATATGAATAATCAACTTACAGTTGAAAATGAAGAAGCGTCAAAACAACAAAAATTTAAGAATCCGTTAAATAGACGCCATCATCTTGTTCTTCTTCCAAAAAATGCAAGTGGATTACAAAAGATTTTTGAGCTCGTTTCTTTTGGTTATATTGATGGATTCTATCGATTTCCACGTATTGATATTAAAGAGATCAAAAGAGTATTAAATGGAAATAAAGATGTCATATTATCAACAGCTTGTATTGGCGGAATTTTTGCATATGAAGTATTGAATATTTTTCCACATCTTTCTTGGGATGAAATGACACCTGACTTATTGATTGATCAAAATAATTGGACAAAAATTAAGAATGCAATTGCAAATTGTCATGATACTTATGCTGATGCTGTTGGTGCTGAAAATTTATTTCACGAACTACAATTTAATAAACTTCCACAACAAGATCTTGTAAATCAAGCAATTATACGATACTCAAGAGAAACTGGAACAACAAATCAATTAATTGTTACTTGTGATGCTCATTATCCAGGACCTGATTTATGGAGAGATCGAGAAATTTATAAAAAACTTGGGTATATGAATTATACACAAATTAATCCTGATTCCGTTCCAAAATCTAAAGATGAAATTAAATGTGAACTCTATCCAAAAAATGTAACACAACTTTGGGATGAGTATTTGGCTTCAAAGACACGATGTAATTTGTATGAAAATTGTGATGATCTTGTGTGTGATGCAATAGAAAGATCATATGATATTGCACATGATCTATTGGATGATATTAAGCCAGATAGAACACCAAAGTTTCCTACATCTGTTGTTGATAAAGATAAAACAGCATTTCAAATGCTTGTTGAACATTCTAAAAATGGGCTTGTAAGACTTGGATTAAGTGATAAACAAGAATACATTGATCGCTTAAAAGAAGAACTTTTAGTCATGAAAGAATTAAAAGTTGCTGAATATTTTATTACACTTGAAAAAATGGTAAAAGTTGCTCGAACTAAAGTTTTATTTGGCACATGCCGCGGGAGTGGTGGAGGAAGTTTAGTAAACTACTGTTTAGGTATAACAGACGTTGATCCAGTTCGGTTTGGCTTATATTTTTCAAGATTTATGAGTGTGCATAGATGTCTTGATCCCAATATAATGGTGTTACTAGCAGATGGAACTTGTAAAACACTTGCTAATATCAATATTGATGATCAAATTTTAACAACACAAAATAATAAAAAGAAAGTTATAAGTAAATTTAATACGCAACATAATAAAATTTATACAATTAGGTTGGGTAATCAATTTATTAAATGTTCTGAAAATCATGTTTGGATTGTTGTTGGAGAAAATGGATTACCAATTGAAAAAATGACTAAACATCTTACAAAGAATGATAGATTGTATGTTAACACAAACAAATAAATGTAAAAACTGTCAAAAGGATTTTGTTATAGAATATAATGAAAAAGGTTCCGGTTCAAAAGCAAAATTACAACGGTCTCTTTGTAGTAATGAATGTCGTTGTGAATGGCAAGTAAAACAAGCGAAACTAGACGTACAAACGACAGGAAAAATATCAACTAATTGTGTAATTTGTAATAAACAATTTTGGATTTATCCAAGTCATATCGCTGGTCATATAACTTGTTCAAAAGAATGCGCAAATAAAAATAGAAGTTTAAAAGCAAGAAAACATAAAATTATTGATATTAATTGTAAAACATGTGGTAAATTATTTTCTGTTAAAGAAAATTCAAAACGAAAATTTTGTTCGCCGTTATGTTTTTCAAATGATAAAAAGAAAAATAGAGTTCATTATAATTGTGTTATTTGTAATAAAGAGATGGAAGTTAGAAAATCACACTATAGTGAATCAAATAAGTGTTGTTCAAAATTATGTCAAAATCAAGCACAATCACGAGGTTTAATCATAGGACATGTTCAAGGTGGTAAAGCAGGTTACAGATTAGATATTGAAAATAGCCCTTATTTTAAAAGTTCTTTTGAAGCTGATTATTATCGTTATTGTTTATATAAAAACGTTTCTATGGAGTATGAAAAAAGAACACTACGTGCCACAATAGATGATAAAATAAGAAGTTATACACCCGATTTCTTTTTAATTGATGAAGATTGTTACTTAGAACTTAAGGGCATGAAACCAGGAACGTCTAAAATATCACAACAAATAAATTCAAATTCTGAAGTTAGGGATTTCTTAATTTCTCAAGGAGAAAAAATAAAAATTTTATATATGGAAGATTTTTATAATGAATTAATTGCGAATGGATTGTGGAAAATTATTCCAAATTTAGAACGAAGAAATTATAATGGAACAAAACATCTTATTAAAACACACAGTTCAAATTGACGATATTCAAGTTGATAATAATGTTAATGAACAACAATTAATTGATTTAACAATTGAAGATGATCATACATTTTGGATATCAACAAATGGTATTAATTGGATTGCGACTCATAACTCAGGCATGCCTGACGTTGATCTTGATGTTGAAGATCGCGATGTTGCACTTGATTTATTGCGTCAAGAGTTCGGATCAACAAATGTTGTTCCTGTTAGCAACTATAATTTAATGAAAGTTAAATCTTTAACAAAAGACTTATCAAAGTTTTATGGAATTCAATATGATGAAGTAAATGAAGCAACAAAAACAGTTGATGAAGATGTGCGTAAAGCAATGATGACAGCTCAAGACGATAAAAATTTATTCCAGTTAACATTTGACGATGCAATGATTCATTCCAAAAGTTATAAACTGTTTATTGATAATCATCCAGAAATTGGTAATAGTATAAAAAATCTTTATAAAGAAATGCGTTCACTTTCCCGCCACGCCGGAGGCATTATAGTGAGCGACGATCTTAGGAAAAAGATGCCACTAATAACCTCCGGTGGCGAGCCACAAACTCCTTGGGTGGAGGGTATGAGTGTAAAAACTTTAGAAAAGATCTCACAATTTACGAAGTATGATCTTCTTGGATTATTGACATTGCGTTTAATTAGACGTTCAATTGAACTTATAATTCAAAAAGAAAAGGGATATACACCAGCTTTTGATGAAGTAAAACAATATTATGAAGATTATCTTCACCCATCAAAAATAAATTTTGAAGATCATCATGTGTATGAATATGTTTTTCATGCTGGAAGGTGGGCTGGAATATTTCAAGCAACACAAAAAGCAACACAAAAATTCTTTCAAAAATGTAAGCCGGAAAATGTAACAGATCTCGCGGCAATTACATCAATTTGGCGGCCAGGACCACTTAGTGGTAAGATGCATGAGCTATACGTTGATGCAAAATTTAATAAGCCATATGACTGGGGCGATGATTTAATCAATGAAACATTAAAAGACACCTATAATTTATTAATTTTCCAAGAACAAATTATGTTACTTGCTAATAAAGTTGCCGGATATGATATGACACAATGTGATCAAATTCGTCGAGCAATTCTAAAAAGATCTCTTGCAACTGGTGAAGCTCAAAAAAAGGAAGCTCAGGAACTTCGAGAAACATTTGAAGCTGGATGTGTTAAAAATGGTGTAGCACCAGAAATCGCAAAAAAGTTATATGATAACGTGCTTTCTTGGGGGTCATATGGTTTCAACAAAGCTCACGCCGTTGGTTATGCTATGATCTCTTATCAATGTGCTCACCTAATGACATATCACGAAGAGTCTTGGCTCACCGCCTATCTCGAGTCTATGTCAAATAATCCAGATGACCGTGCCAAAGCGTTCTCCGAGATCCGTGCCCTCGGCTACAAGATTGTTCCTATCGACATCAATCACGCCGGTTCCGGTTGGACAGTTCTTCCTGGTAAACAGTTCATGCCTTCGTTCACAACTGTGAAAGGTGTTGGCGATGCAGCTGTCGTTGAGATCCTCCAAGAACGTCCTTATAAGTCTATTGAAGACGTTCTTTGGGACGAGAACGGGTTCTGGAAGCACTCAAAGTTTAATAAGAGGGCTCTAGAAGCACTTGTAAATATTGGAGCGTTCAATTCATTGGACTGTATTGGTGAAGATAAATTATTTTCTTCCACAGCGCATATGTACGAGGTGATCATAACACACATAGATGACATCAAGAAGCGCACGAGTAAAGAACCACAAAAGGGTCGAGAGACATTTTATCGACTTGTCAAAGAACTTCGAGATAAAGTTGAGCCATGGTCGAGACGTGAAGTCGCTCTTAAACAGATAGAACATCTCGGGAGTCTAGATGTAAGTGCTCTTGTCGAACCACAATTACTCGATGTGTTTAACAACAAAGGCGTTCCTAGCATAGACGAATATGAAGAAAAAGGGGTCTATTGGTTCGTCGCGGGACGTTCGACTCCTAAAACAACGAAGAACAAGAAACAATATACTCTTCTTGAATGTATGGGTCAAAGTGGTAAAATGTATCGTTGTTTCGTCTGGGGAGTGAAACAATCAGATCCACAAATTGAACCTTACTCGGTCTGTTTTGGGGAAGTATCAAAGTCAGATTTTGGATTTTCTACGCAACGTTGGAATTTAAGGATACTAGAGTGATACTTCTTTCAAAAAGATCGGTATATTTCATTTTATCAGATGAACTTATGTTGTATAAGAACAAACGTTTGTGTAGGTACTTTTTGGGAGCGGGAGACATGATTTATTTTTATTTTGTCTCTTCCGGCGAGCCGTCGGGTTCAACAAAAAGCAGTAAAATCATACATAGAATTGAGGAATGAATTATGAATTTAATAAAATGTTTTAAGGATGTAAGTTTTTTCTTTCGCTGGTACGATTTGTGGATCGGGGTGTATGTCGATGTTCCAAATAAAACGTTATATGTTATACCAATTCCCATGTTTGGAGTTAAAATTAAACTATGAATATCGATAAACAATTAATGAATCAATTTACACAAAGTTCTTGTAAAGACGTTGCTTTGCTTGAACAAGTGTCGACATGTCATTTATACAACGTAATTGACGAACTATGTCGAACAAATGATCCAAACAAGTATCTAAAACAATGTATTTTTGAAGAAGTAAGAAAACGTGAGCGTCTATGAAAAAGCATAAATTAATTCTTTTATGTTGTGTAACGCTAGGCATGTTTGTCGGAGGATTGGTTTGTAATAGTTTGTTTGGTGTTCTCATCGGTGCCCTAGTTGGATTATTTGTTTATACGTGTGAAATATTATGACGTGTAGAAACATCTTGTTTAAGATATAATAGTCTCAAGAGGACACAATGAAAACAATTGAATTAACTCACGATGAAGTCTGTCATGCACTCATACAATACATTGAACGTGATAAGAATGAATATGTAACTGGTACACCTACGCTATGTGTAACATCAGACAACGCCGGCAACTTACGAACTTGCTCGCTTGTTTTAGACGATTACAATGATTCACCATTACAATCATCACAAGACGTTGCACAACAAGTTGGTAAAGAAATACATGAAATGTTCGCCGAGACTATACAAGAAATAAAAAAAGAATCAAAGAAACTTGATGAAGACACATTGAAACATTACGATTCTCGAGACGGACAATGGATCATCGACCAGTATTCTTAAAAACAAAAGATAAATAATTTTATACATGTGAAATAAATGTGTTATATATATCATATGGTAAAATTATTTGATGTAATCGAAGTTGTAAAGAATTTAAAAAATGGTGAATGTGCTCGACGTACAAATTGGCCCACAAATCATTTTATCGACCTAATTGGAAACATGTTTTTGTATCATTCTCCATCATTCACCACAGAGTTTCGATTTAAACCATGTGATTTTGATGCAACATGGGAATCTTATGAACAAGTTAAGCAATAATCCAATTGTTGGTAAGTGTTCGATTTGTGGTGGAGACGTAGTAATAAACCTACAAGGTGGTAGATTTTTGTTCACTTGCTTGAGATGCGCTAGTGTTGGAAGTGACGAACGTCAGATAATCAAGATGCAAGAACGTCCGCAAGAGTATGTTGGTTTCGACGAAAAACAAGATTTATTAATATAATTATTGATATGGGACATGACACAGACGTAGAAGATCTTCTATATGATCAAGAGGAAGAAACAACACAACCTTCTCGACTTGTTACGGCTGTTGACGTTCAAATAGCGATTCAACAATTACGAGTTCAATTCGCAGATTTTTGTATAGAACGTCAAAAGATCAATGAACAACTAAAATCAATTCAAGATCGTCTTGACGAGATTGATAAAGTAATTGTTACATAAATTCATCACCATGTCTATATGATATGGCTCCCGCGGGTTCAGGCTCGCGGGATTTTTGTATGTGTATAAGTTTATTTCGTAGTTTATAATAGAAATATGAAACCTGGTGATTGGATAGAATTTGTTCTTAAACATTATTTTACGCCTGTTCGACGTGAAGAACAATTGTGGTCAACATTAATGAATAAATGGATTCCCATTTATGGAAATTTTCTATTGATTAGTGACAACGATAAATCAATTATTTTTATGCAAAATGGAACAATTTATCAAATACATAAAAATGATACTCATCTTTTCGTAAAAGGAAAAACGCGTAATCCAGTTGAGATAAAGAAAATTGTCAAACTTAGGAGGAAATAAACTATGATCTATGAATATGGTTGTATGTCTTGTGAACACACTTGGGAAGAAGAACAACGAATAACTGATGAGCCTGTTAAGACTTGTCGTGGTTGTGGCGAACAAACAGCAAAGCGACTTATTTCTGGCGGAACGAATTTTATTCTCAAGGGTGACGGTTGGTACAAAGATGGTTATTCAACAAGTTCAAAAGGGAATAAATCGAGTGTCTCCTGAGAACATTAAAATACTTCGAGACGCCATTAATGAAAAAGCAAAGACGATTCAACTAGAATCTACGTATTGGCATCCGATTCGTAATCATCATGCACATATCTATGGATTAATAAAACAACATTTTGGGCGAAAATATAGTTTTTGTTTTGATGACGAGTTTGAACAAATTTTAGCAATGATTAATAGTTTATGATTAAAATAAATCATTTATATAAGAATAAGAACAATTATTATTTTGTTTTATACGTTGAAAAACGTTATTTGAAGTTTGATAAAAGTGAGCGTTATTTAATTTATTCTTTTTCTAGAGGGAAAATGATGTGTTTTGATTGTGAATTATTCGAAAGTTGTGTAAAAGAAATATGTTAAAGTCGGGCGACATAATAACAACTCGATATAAATCAACTGATTTGTTTTTGTTTATTGCATACGATAATCATTGTATGGCTTATTGTTATGATTTTAAAAGAAAGCGTATCATATGTGCTCCCAAACGCGCATTATGTGGGTATGTGTCGATATGAAAACAGGTGATATAATACATCATAATTACGACAGGTCTAACAAGTATTTGTTGCTTGCACAAGACATCGGGTTAACTTATGTTTTCGATTTAAAACGAAAAAATATTCTTGTAGTGACTACAAAATTCTTATGTGAAGAAAACTTTATTTCGATATGAAACCGGGAATATTATTAATTTTTGACTTACCTTATAACAGATTATTGATAAATAGTTCATACTCAAAGAAGACTGTTGTTATGTTTCTGTCATCATTTTTTGACTATCACGACAATAGTGACGATTTTAAATTGTGTCAAGTTTTAATATTGAAAAATCAATGTATAATTCAAGTATATGAACACGAGCTGCATAGATTATGAATCAGGAGCAATATATCAACTTCGTAATGACATAATAACGTGTATTATATTATCATATAATGTTCAAAATGCAGCAATAGTAGTCTTAGAAAACAATAAAATCCATACACAGAGTATGGATTTTGGTGTTTCTACAAGAAGTTATGTTAAAACAATTCAAAAATTCGATCGTTATCGTACTTGCAAACAGAAAATGGCTTGTTGGTGATAATATTATAGAAATGTGTTTTGTTATTTCAAATGGAATTATACGTTATGTGTTTAAAAGTCAATTGAAAGATCTACAATGCAACCCGGTGATATAGTTATGTACGCAGTGTTAGTTACTAGCGTTTCCAAAGAAAATGTAATATATTTGTCAATGTTCGAAACAGTACCGGATTTGAATAATATTTGGGTTTTAGCAAACGTTTTGTCATTAAAAGATAACAAAATTTATCATGTGTATAAACATGCGTTACATGATATCATATAATTATGAAACCTGGTGATATCGTTTTACATTAATGGCATGATTTTTTGATGATTGGTATTATGCATATGATGTATTAATTTTAGCAAAAAAAGATTTTAGATTTGTAGTTTTTAATTTTCAATGTCAAGGAATCGAATGTGTGTACGGTAATGAATTATTTGATATAATATAGGTGTTATGAATAAACAAAGAGTGTTATGTGTATGTGGTAGCGATATGCAAGGTAAGTCAACATTGGTTACCCAAATTTCAAAATTGTCAAATATTTGTTCGTATAAAGCAAAAAATGAACAATTAGATTTTGTCTCTTCGCAAAACAAGTTTCTTCAACATCTTTATTGGAGCGACACCCGACAACTTGATCTTCTTGAACAGACAAAATTTAGCATGATCATGGATCGTGGTTGGCCTTGCGAATGGGTTTATTCTCGTTTCTATAATCGTATAACAGACGATGAACAATTATTTAAAAACGACGCACGCTATGCAGCACTCGGAACAAATATTGTTTTTTGTTATAGAACGTCATATGATGGTTTACAAGACGATCTTGATTCGAATTTAACGGGTGAAAATCTTCAAAAGATTCACAATTTGTATGAAGAATTTCTTAAGTTAACGAAATGTAAAGTTACTCGTGTTTGTCTTGATCCTACGTTGTCTAGCGGGTTCTTTGATGAAAAACAGGTCGCAAAAGATTTAGTGATCAAATTAAATTTAACAAGAGAATTTTACCTATGGCCAACTTGAAATTCAATCCATTTAATGTTTTGCCTGGCGAAATTGTTGAGTTTCGATTATTGAACAATAACAAGATTAATGCTCTTGTGTATTCATCTATAATGCGTGAAGACATTAATACGAAAGGTAAGTTTAGTTTGTTACACATTGATTATGAAAAACGTTTTTATATTGTTATGTCGTGTATTAACAGTCAATTACTAATGTTACGTTTTAGAGATGGCATACGAATTGAAAAACCATGTTCGTACACAGTACGAAGAGTCAAATTAGTAAAATCAAAATGAAAAAACTTGACGCATGTGTAGGTGACCTAGTTGAATGGTATGATCATGAAAAGAAAATTGTGATAAAAAATTGTCGTGGTGTAATCATTTATAACAATGGTATATCATATATAACATATGGATTTTACGGCTTTAATACAAAAGCCGACTTTTTCAACATAAAGTATCAAGATGAACGTGTTAAAGTTTTACCAAGAAAGATAAAATAAACTATGACTTGCATCGAAAAAATCTATAGTGTCTCTGCCCTCGTCGGTTCTGGAGCTTGTAATGGAAATTGTAAGTTCTGTGCTGGTAAGTACTTACGTACTCAAGCGAATGATTTGCAAGATTCATTTGAAAAACAATTAAAATACGAAAAGAACCTCGAATCGGCAATCAAACTTAGCGCTCGTTATGGTGGCTGGTCGTTGTCGCTGACGAGTTCAGGTGAACCAACATGTAGTCCGGAAGATGTTACACGAGCACTTGAAATCTATGCTAAATGTGCGAATCAAGGAGCATATTTCCCGAACGTAAACTTGTTTACAAATGGAATTCTTTTTGGAGACAAAGATTTTTGTAAAATATGGCTTCCACAATGGAGAAAATTGGGATTGACAAATGTCGCTGTTTCAATTCATTCACAAGATCGTACTAGACAAGCTGAAGCGTATGGTTTAACACATTATCAATATCCTGATTTTAATGATGTATTTAATAATATTCGATATCATGGAATTGGTGTACGATGTACGCTCTTGTTGAGCAAAAAATATATTCCCGATGCTAGTGCTTATTCACAAGCTGTACGTGATTTAATTTCTTGGTACGATATTGATAATATTACTTCTTGGCCAATTGGATTTTCTGATGGGACTCGAAGTGATTTTACACCATCTAGGTTGGGATTGTGGACAATTAAACGATGGTTGAACAAGAATGCGAAGTTATGTCATGAACATGCGTGGGGAAAATCCGGTGCATCGGGCGTTTGGGATTACAAAGGAAATATTCTTCGTCTCACAGATTATGTTACTAAACATGATCCCAAAAAAGACTTCGTTAGACAACTTGTAGTGTTCCAAAACGCTGACGTATGTTACTCATGGATCAAAGAAGGCGCTTTATGCATGAAGTGATTTTATGTTTCATCGTTTAAGACAATTTAAATTGGGTGATGTTCTATGTTAGAGAAACAAGAGAACGCTAGAACTAATTGATAATTTTACGTGGTTTATGCCACATGGTTATAAATCGTTTATGATGATCAATCCGGTGATTGTTATTGCAAATAACAAAACACATTGTAGTAATGGTGAACTTATCTTGTTGGGAATTGGTTTACAAAAACTAAGATATAGTATGCTTTTGTCTGACTATGATATATCACCACACATAAACGGTGATAGAGTTGGACTTTATTGGTTACGTTAACGTCGTCTTGAACCCATAGGAAGATTTTTTGGACTCGATGCATCCCATTTTTCACCAGTAGAAATTACACCAGGTCCACCACCTATCCCAAAATAACCGCCATTCATCGCGCCCGAACCACCCGCTCCTTGATTTGCGAACGGTGAAGATCCATGGGCTGACGACATGCTTCCTCTGAAATGTTTTACTTTTTCTCGAGGAATAAGTTTTAATCCGTAACTTGACAATTCTTCTTTTATATCATTCATCAATTGATTCGGGGGCAACGCATCAAACATTCGTCTAGCACCAAAATCGATGTTACGTACAAGCGCTTGAAGTTCTGCCGCCGTATATGAATTTTGTTCATCGTCCATTTTATATTGAACAAAATTCTCAAGTGTTTTATATTCTGGATCTTTTCTTAACTGTTTTACTTCGTCTTCAAAACTAAAATCTGCTGCTTCTTCCCAATCTTTTGTTGATGCGCCACGAGATATTCTTGGATTGACAAGCTTTGATTTTGTTAACATCTCTTCTGCGTGTTTCGAGTTTGTTACTGTGTCAAATGACTTAGTATCAGGGTTCCAGGCTTCAAGTGCTAAATCAATAAATTCTTTTAAAAGTTGAACATCTTTAGACATATTTGATAAAAATAAATATATTATGCAAGAAGTTTATATTTCTATCGACATAGAATCTAATGGTGGATGCGCGTTCGAATATTCTATGTTGTCACTTGGTGCCGTTGCTTATTCATCTGAACTAATTGAAATTGGTGAATTTATTGCTAATTTTGAGTTACTTCCTGAAGCTGGACAATGTAAAGAAACAATGGATTGGTGGTTGACACAACCTGAAGCTTGGAAAATTTGTCGTCAAAATCAGGAGAGACCTATAGATGCAATGAAAAGATTTTCTCAGTGGCTTCATGATTTACCAGGAAAGCCTGTCGGCGTCGCTTGGCCAGCTGCATTTGATATGTCGTTTGTTCATGATTACTTGATCAAGTTTTGTGATTATGATCCATTTAGACATTCTTGTATAGACATAAAGACGCTTGCGATGGGTGTACTTAAATTGCCTTACAAAAAGATCAACAAAAAGCTTTTGCATCGACGTTTTCCAACAAAGACTAAACATACACATTGTGCTCTTGATGACGCTCGAGAACAAGGCGAGGTGTTTTGTGGAATCATGAAAGAGTTAAACATATATGCGACAAAAGAAAAAGAAACAAAATAATAAATGTACATCAATTGAACCATTTATTGATGTAGTCATTGTCACAAGAAGCGAAAAGAAAACAAGCGAGACATTTGTGATAGCAAAAAAGCTAGAGAAACTTGGTCTTGAACCGGTCGCTGTCTATGACAATGTTTGTACAATCTATGGAAGATGTACACAGACTACGATGGGTGTTTTGATGGCACATAGTGATGTAAAATCGATTGAAAAGAACGGATATGAATAAACGTTAAGTACTTGTTTTTCTTTTGTCGTTATCATAGCCTTTTTTAGCGTCGTTTGATTTGTCTTCTTTTACTTTTGGAGAAACAATGATAGCGCCGTCGTCACCTTCCGTCCAAGCAAGGTTTTCATCAGTTTCAGCATAGACAAAATTGCCAGTCTCTTTAAATATATCTCGGATTTTTTTACAAATGTCATCAATGTCGTTACTTTCAAGCGTAATGCTTTGTTGTTTGTCGTCGAGGAGGTTGTAACGTATGTTAACTTTCATTGGCGGCTCATTAATAAATATGTAATTTAATTTCAATATTTTGAATGATTTCAAATATGTAATTCACTTAGAACGTTGTGTGTAGAAAAGTTCATTGGTGTAATAAGATAGAACATAAGGTATTATAAATATATGAGCAAAAATCGAATGTTACTGCAACTTCAACTCTCGAATTATGACACAAGTGGAATGTTTATCATGGAATGTGACTCAGGCAGTCAGATGATGTTTGGACGCATCAGAGAAATATTAAAAATTATTCCAGATATTCAAATTGACGTTTTAATACCAAAACGAAATAAACTACGTACACAACCAGAACAAATTACACCTGAATTATTCGAAACGGGTCAAGTTCACTTAATTGAAATTGACATTTTACCAAATGCTCTTGCAACTCGATATGATTTTAACTTTGAAGTGATCAGTAAAGCACTCATTTTTGATCATAAAGAATATGGAAAATATACGCATGTTTTTATTAATGATCCAATGCTGTTGAGAAACTATAAGGCGCTTTTCTTATTAAGTGCAAAATATCGACCTAAATTTATTTGCCATTCACATTTTATTGATAACATTGAGTCACCAAAATTTCCACAAGAAGCATCATTGTGGTTTGGACAAATGGAAGCAGCATATAAAGCAGATGTAAATTTTTGGCAATGTCGTTCTTCTCTTGAAATTTTTCTTGAGTCGGCATCAAAATGGTTAACACAAGAAAAACTTGATGAAATTAAGACAAAATCATGGCCTTGGGATGACGGATATAGCCACGACGAAATGAGTTCCCCAATCAATTTTGATAATATTCGATTTGATCTTGAAAAATTTATTGAAGATACACAGGGAAAGACAATCCTATTTGTTCCTAATCGAGTAGGTGGATCATATAAAGGACAATATCGAAGTAGTGATTATACAAACGTGGGAAAATTTCTCTTTGAAATCGTTCCTGAATTGTGGAAATTACGACAAGATTTTGTAGTAATAGCCGGAAATCCAAGTCAAAAGTTTACGAACGATGAAATCGCAGAACTATGTCCCGCTTACTATAAACTTGTTGACGATGCTTTTAACAGAGACGAATACAAAATGATCGCAAGGGTTGGGCATGATATTTCTGTAAGTTTGTATTCATCTGACGCATTTGGCGGGACATCAAATAGGGAACTTCTTGATTTGGGAAGTATTCCATTAATGACGAATTGTAACGAATATGCTGACATTGCTAAAAATATTGATTGGCCTAATGAACTAATGATAAATCCAGACTTGTCAAACGCAATAGAAGTAACAAACAGACTAATTGAGTTTGTAAAACAATCGATAGACGATGGGTTTGTTGAACGCTGGAAGGATCTGTTTTCTAATGAAGTTTATCGAAGAAGTGCTTATGAATCTACTACTTTAGAAGCATGTAAAATTATGGAGTTGATATGAAAATTTTGAAAATTTTATTATGCTTTCCGTTTCTTATATTTTATTTTTTATTTGATACATTAGAATTCTTAATAAGATTTGCTATAATGTGTGTTACATTTCCATTCATATATTCATATTCTTTTTATAAAGAATTAACAATGAAAGTTCCAAAATAATGTACGATTTATTTGATTTGATTAAATTATTCTTTGAAGGTATTATTTATTTAATATTTTTTATTATTCTTTTGCCATTTCTGATTCTATATGACTCTACGTGTTTGCTTATAAGATATTGTCAAATATTGAACAAGTAACAATTTTAAGATAAAATATAAACATGAAAATTATTTCATTGTTTCAAAGATTTTTGAATCTTTTTAAAGAGTTTGATTTGAAAGCATGTAATTGTGATAATTGTAGAAAAGAATTAGGGAATCCAGGATATCAATCATTATGTGTAAGTGAACATTTTCTATCACAATGTAATCATCCACCTACAAAACGTTAAGGAAAATATGAAAAATAAAGGGACTATATTAATTAGTGGGTGTGCCGGTTTTATCGGGAGCAACGTAAGTGCTAAATTAATCAAAGAAGGATATCATGTTGTCGGCGTAGATGATCTGTCGTCAGGTCACAAAGAATTTCTTCATCCTGATGTTGAATTTATACAAGATGATTTTGTGTCATCGCAAGTCAGTTATAAAATTTGTAAAACACATTTTGATGCAATCGTACATCTAGCGGCGAATCCTCGAGTTTCGTTTTCTGTTGAACATCCTTTGTCTACACACGAAAACAACGTAAGTAAGTCATTGCAATTGATTGATTTTGTACGACAATCACATTCCTGTATCGGGACAAAATTTATTTTTGCTTCCTCAAGTTCTGTCTATGGTGGAGAGACTCCTCGACCCACAAAAGAATCTGATCCGTTTAGCCCACAATCACCCTACGCTCTTCAAAAGATGACAATTGATTCATATCTTCGACTATATGCCAAGTTTTATGGATTCGATTGTTGTTCGTTGAGGTTCTTTAATGTTTTTGGGAACAATGGGTTAGGTTCGTCACCGTATTCGACAGCGATATCAGCTTGGTTGACAGCAATCATGGAGAATAAACCTTTACGTTTCGACGGTGATGGCTCACAAACGCGTGATATGTGTCATGTAGACAACGTAGCTCATGCGATTTCTTTGGCGATTAAACACGATAAAAATCTTAATGGTGAAGCATATAATGTGGCTTGTGGTGAATCTGTGTCAAACAAAGAAATTCTTGATTATTTGATGAAGGTATTCCCAAATGTTAATATCAATTATTCTCCGTGGCGGCCAGGTGATGTTATGCATACCCTTGCAGACGTAAACAAAATACAAAGAGAACTCGAGTACACAGTTCAAACACGATTCTGGAACGGTCTTGACAAGACTATTGAATGGTACGTAAGTTATTATGGAAACAAAGGGAATATATAACAATATGCATATGTATTCTACATTCACAGACGCTTACTATGGACTTCTTCGAGATGTCTATGAAAACTATGATTATGAATGTTCGCCAAGAGACCAAAAGATTCGAGAAAAACTTGCTGTTAAATTTGTAATCAAGAATCCTCGAGCTCGTTTGCCATTTATCAAGACTCGAAATATTTCGTTAAGTTACATAATCGCAGAAGCACTTTACTATTTTTCCGGTAATGAGCAAACAGACTGGATTGCTTACTACAGCAAGTTTTGGAATAATATATCAGAGCACGGGCTCGCAAATTCTGCGTATGGAGCACGGATTTTTAAGCCACATCACACAATGGCACAAGAACTTGAGTGTACACAACGTTATCAAGACGATTTACAAATTGAACCTCGAGACGACGACACTTGGACACAATGGCAATATATTATAGATGAACTTGCAAAAGATAACGACTCACGCCGCGCCGTTATTCATATTCGAAGTCCTTATGATTCTCGATATGCAAAAAAAGATGTTCCTTGTACGATGACGCTTCAATTCTTTTTACGTAACGACAAGCTTGAACTCGTTGTCTCGATGCGCTCGTCAGATCTTTATCTTGGGATTGCGAACGACGTACCAGCATTTACATTTTTTCAAGAATTAATGTCTCTAGAATTAACAAATCATTTGGGAAGACAAATAGAATTAGGAAATTATACACACATAAGTAATTCTTTACATATCTATGAAAGAAACTTTAAACAAGTTGAAGATATTCTAAACAATGAATACATAGATCGAAAAGATTGTCAATTCGATCAGACAATGCCAAAAATGCCAAATCTACCACAGGTTGTTCAATTAATTGAAAGTGAATGTTTAATTCGACATTGTGAAGACGTAAATAATGTTGAAAAATTATCTTCTTTAATCATTGATTATGATCTTAATGACTATTGGGCAGATTGGGTTAAAATCTTAGCATCAAATAGAGCAGAAAAATTAAATGATAAAACATTACAAAAAAATATAATAAAATCTACTATCTGGACTGGCTATCATAAATTTGAAAGGTAATCATCAAAATGACATGCATCGCCGCGCTCGAACATAAAGGGTCAGTTTATATAGGTGGCGACAGCGCATACAGTGACGATAATATGATTGCATCAACAGCAATAAATGAAAAAGTGTTTATTTTAGACAATGTGATAATAGGCGTTTGTGGCTCGATGCGTACGATGCAAGTTATGCATTATGGATTAAAAGTACCCGTTCGTAAAGAAGAGCAAACGGATATGTCATACTTGACGATTGATTTTGTTGATTCACTACGTAAGTTGCTTAAAGACAAAGCAACGATAAGTTCTGATGAAAATTGTGATTCTTTACCCGACACGGGTTTCCTTTTAGGATATAACAAGAAATTATTTGAAGTCGACACAGATATGCAAGTAGTAAGACCGATTGATGGTTACGCGGCGATGGGTAGTGGCGCTCAAGTTGCACTTGGGTCTTTTTTTACGACAAAGAACAATGTCGATATGACGCCAGAAGAGAAAATTACTTTAGCTCTTGAAGCAGCCACGCATCATACGTGTCATGTTCGTCCAAAATTTCACATTCTACGTCTTACGAACAAACGAAGGATAACATGATCTCATCGCAAGCAAACCCAGAGTTCGTTATACTGTGTGGGTCGATGTTTTCATCGAAAACTACATCAATGTTACTCCGACTTGAAGATTGTTTTCGACAAGGCAAAAAAATTCAAATATTTAAGCCACAAAGAGATGATCGATACACAAAAGACAATACGACGATCATAACTCATCTTGGGTGGCAAAAAGAGTCAATTGCAATAAAAGATGGGTTAGACATCTTAAAATATCTTGAAGAAAACGACCTACCTGACGTCATTGCTGTTGATGAAGCGTTCATGGTTCCTGGTGTCGCAAAAGTATTGATCTGGTTATTTCGCCACGGCACATCAATAATCGTATCAAGTATCGAATTGTCATACGCCGGTAAACCGTTTAAAGAAATAACGGCAATGTTTCCATGGGCGACAGAAGTCCATAAAATGTCGGCCGTCTGTGCTGTGTGTAAGAGACGTGAAGCACATTACACTTATCGTAAAACAGACGATGACAGCGATATAGTCGTAGGAGGAGCCGAAAGCTATGAACCTCGATGTTGGGTCTGTCATCCTACGATAAACGAAAAACCAGGAGAATACCATGAGTGATTTGAGACCATGTTGGCCAGAAGTCTGGATGGATTTGGCAGAAAACCTTTCAAGACGTTCTTGCGATTCTAAAACAAAGGTTGGTGCTGTCATCGTATCAGGTGATAACACCCGGGTGCTTTCTTTGGGTTACAATGGTACACCACATGGATTTGCAAATGAACGTGAGTCTTTAGAACCAGGTCAGGCCGGCACGATTCATGCCGAGCAAAATGCATTTTATAAGCTTTCGTATAACGAGCCTTGCGAAAAGATTCTATATACATTGTTTTCGCCTTGTCCAGAATGTGCTCGTGGAGCAATTCAATGTCGAATTAATCGAGTTGTGTTTAAAACACCCTTTCGAGACACAGCAGGTATTGATATAATCTTCCGAGGCAATATTGAAATTTATACATTAGAAGAAGCAAAATCTTTAGCAAATTCTGGTGTATGGAACGATACACAAAAAAATCGATTAGATTTTATTAGATCGTTACGACATATACAAACTTTGTCGAAATCGGCAAAAGATTTTTTGTTGTTATAACTTCATATATTTATTGATATGCTTAATGAACAAATAATCATCGAAAATATACGTAAACAGTATAAAAAACAGATCGATGAAGCAAAAAACAATGTTTTAAGTGTAGGATTAACAATAAGACTTAAAGAAGACGATAAAGAGCGAGGTTTTGTAAAAGGAACATTATTTGTTATTGATACTGTTGGAACGAAGCACGTTATTGTTAAAAAAATATCGAGTGAACCTGACGAAATAAAACTTGATTCTTATAAGTCTAATACGTTTAACCTTGATTATAAAGAATTAGAAGAGAAATTTGAACTTGCGTAAAAGGTATATAATTAATACTATGAATCCTAAATTAGTGTCAAAAGATTACGATTTGTTAAAAGATATCGATCTTCGTAGCGTCGTAAAAGAATCGACTCAAAAAGTTTTAAAAGAAAAAGTGCCCGTGACAGAAGCATATATATCTGAACCAAAGACGTTTAAACAAACTTCAAATATGGTATCACAAAAGACTAAAGATGGTCATCAAGAACTCTATTTGAACTATGTTAAAGAATCTAATAGGGTCTCGGCTGAACTTGATACTGTAAATCTTGAAGAAGCTAATTCAAGTCATTCTGAGAATCGAAGTTTGAAACTTGATGAGACATATAACTTGAATGCGAAAGTTTTACATGAATTATATTTCGCTAATTGTTTTGATCCAAATAGTCAAATATTCATGGACTCAAATGCATATATGAAATTACAGCGCGATTTCGGCGACTTTGAATCATGGCAACAAAGCTTTCTTGCGTGTGCGATGAGTTGTGGTGAAGGGTATGCAATTTGTGCATACAATATCTATCTAAAACGATATGTAAATACAATTATAAGCAATCACTCTCAAGACGTAATGGTTGGTCTTATTCCAGTAATTGTACTCGACTGTTGGTCACATGCTTATCATCGAGACTATGTAATTGATAAGAAATCGTATGCAATTGCTATGATGAGGGAATTTGCGTGGCGCACGATTGAAGATCGATTCACAGTAGCAGAAAAAATTGCGAGTGTATTTAAATGAAAACTTTATCACTAAAACAGATCAAAAGACAATTAAATGAAAAACTTTTGGTCGAGTCTGATCTAGAAGCGCCTTATGTTGAAGGTAATGATTCTGTTGATTCTCAAATCGATACTTTGCTTTCTTCATATGAAAGTGAAGCAAATGAAGTTCAAGAAAGCTTTCACGCAGTCTATGACATGTTTTCAAATCGTCTAGTTACAGAAGCCGATGATGATGAACTTACGATGGCAGATCTTGAAGACACAAAAGACAGTCCTAAAAAAGATGATAAAAAATTAAAAGAACCAGTCGAACCAATGAAAAAGACAAATTTAAACGTCAGAGAATTTGCCGGAAGCGTTGCACGCTTGATCAACAATGTAGACAATCTTCTTGAGTTTAAGAACACAATTTTACGTCGTACTCTTAATATGGTGAATAAAAATTACGATCCAGAACTTGTCCATGAACTTGAAATCATACTTGAAGACGAACATTCGTTAAGTGTAGGTAAAAGTGAACAAGACAAAGAAGATGAATATGTTTCGCCATATGCAGATAGAGCGGGTCCATTGGAGTAAATTTATAGTTTTTGATTTGTACATATAAATTTCATATATTAAAATTTATATATGGATGTACAAGTACATGTAAAATATTGTCTTTATAAGAAAATTACTCGTCATAAATATTATGATATTAAACGACATGTTGATGATTATTTTTATGGTAAGACAATTGATATAAGAACACGTCTTATCTATAAACACACAAACAAAATAAATGGTATGTGTTATATCGGACAATGTCTTAAGTATAAGAATATGACACATGAACAATCAATGTTGCATCGCTGGCAAGGGCATATTAAAGACACAAATAAAAATAGTAAATATATTTTTCATAAAGCAATTCGTGAATTTGGACCAGAAAATTTTGAACATGAAATAATTGATCAGTTTATTCCAAATCAAGAAGAAGAAAATGAAGCAGAAATGTACTGGATAGAACTTTATAATTGCAAAGTTCCACACGGATATAATATGAACGAAGGTGGAAGTGGAACGTCAGGATTTAAACAAAGTAAAGAAACAATTGAAAAAAGAAATAAAAAAAATAAAGGAGTAAAACGATCACAAGAAATTTGTGATAAGCTAAAATTAGCAGCTCAAAACCGACAGCCACCTTCACAAAAATGTAAATTAAAATTAAGTACACCCGTTAATCAACATGATTTAACAGGTAAATTTATAAAAACGTATTTATCAATGTTGTTTGCATCACTAGAAACTGGAATTAACAAAACAGCAATATCAGGTTGTTGTTCAAAAAAATGTAAAACAGCAGGCGGATTTATTTGGTGCAAAGTTAGTGATAATCTGTCAGAAGAACAAATGATAATTGAAGCTCAAAATTTACAAAAAAATAAACAAATAAATAAAACTTTGGGTAGTAAAAAAATACGAGCAAAAGACAAAACAAAAATTTATAGATATGATAAACAATTAAATTTTATCGATGTTTTTAATTCAATACTAGAAGCATCAAAAATTACAAAAATTAGTGTATATACAATTTCACAATGTTGTAAAAATAAAAAACAATTTGTTGGTGATTTTATTTGGAAACGATTTTAATATATAATTAAAATATGGGTTTCTTCAGAAATGACGTACTAGCACAAAAGAAATCGTTTCATGTTTGTGTTGACAAAGACGTCTATATAAAGCTTCGTATCCTGGCATTTCAAAATTGTCTTCGATTACCCGAAGTAGTACAATTTTTTATAACACAACTTGTTAACGACAATTATAAAGCACAAAAGATTCTTGAAGAATGTCTTGTTGCCAAGATGCAAAAACAGATCGGTGGTCGTAAACTTCGTAAAAAGTTTTCCTTGCCTGAAAAAATAAGTGAACAAGATCAAAGTTTGCTATACAATTTAATTGAAGGATATGATGCAAGCCATGACGAAGACGTTGAATCAACAGAAGACGACACAATCCCAATCGACGCTCTCTATGAAGCCATTGACGAAGATCCAAAAACTTAAAGTGAAAATCAACGTCTGGAGCATAAAGATTTTTAAACATATTCCACCATTTCGTGGACTTTATACAGAACAAGCGTATCAATTACAAGACATTCAAACATTGTCAATTTGTATTGAAGCATTGGCAAATTCTATAACGGCTCTTGCGGGTCAAATAAAAGAAATACAAGATAAATTGAAAATATCGTCTGCCGTCGATTTAGATTTAACACCTCGAGACAAGACAAAACTTAACTAATGTTGGTAGTTATAACAAAGAAGAAAATTATGACATTAACATTATTGAGTATTTGGGTGTGGATGAAAAAGCACTGGAAGATTTTTCTTGTCGTACTTGAAGCAATTATTGGTGTTGTTTTATTTATCTTTCTTCAAAAAAAGAACAATAATGTATTTGCTGACAAGCTAGAAGAAATTAATACTAATCACAAAGACGAAATAGACAAAATCAACAATGCTCGAGAAGTCGAACGCCAACAGTACAAACAAAACGAAGAAAACCTTCAAAAGCAACTAACAGAAATTAAAACTCATTATACACAACAAATAAATACGCTTGACACAAAGACAAACAAGATCATAGATGACGCATCAAAGAAATATGCTAATGACCCACAAGCACTTAGTGTTGAATTAGCGAAAAAACTTGGTGTAGAATTATATGTTCCGAAGGAAACAAAATGAAAAAATTATTTATTGCATTCATACTCTTTCTTGGTCTACTTGCAACGCCCTCATACGCTCATGGTGATAACACAACAATCCTTCCACAAGTTCCAGAAGTTAAACTAGAGGTGCCGGGCAAAATCTCTCCGATGAACGAGGGTGATCGAGCACCGTTTCCTGGTGTACTTTTCTCTATCGAAGCCGCATCATTTGTCCTTGCGCAACCACAACACAATGCAGAAATGATTCAAATTGAAGTTCTTAATACTCAACAAGTCGAGCGCGCTGTGTGTAAGAAACAAGTTGCTGATAAAGATGCACAATTAAAGGCCGACAAGACTATTACACAAGCAGAAATCGATGAAATGAATAAACGAATTGTGATTCTAACTGAAAAAATCAAAGAAGACGAGAGCAAGAACACACCAAATGTATGGCTATGGGCTACGGGCGGCGTAGTCGGTGGAGTTGTTGCGACTATTGCTACAATTTATGCTGTGAAACAGCTGTAGGTGTAGATGCGTGAGTGGGTGTTGTAGAATTTGGGGATGACTAAATCAAAAGAACAGAATCAATTTTTTGTTTATATAGATCTAACGATGGATAAACGAATTCCTTTTTATGTTGGGAAAGGGAAATATGGTCGTGTTAAAGGTTTAGAAAGAAACTATAAACATAACAAGATTATGAAAGAACACGGGATTGTTCGATTTGTTGTTAAATGTGATAGTGAAAGTGATTCATTTATAAAAGAAATATTTTTGATTGAACAATTAAGAACGTTTGTTCATAGAGACGATTTGTCTGACCGAGAGAAAGAATACGCGTCAAACTATACGTTAGGTGGTGAAGGTCCAAGTGGACATAAAGATACACAAGAAACAAAAGACAAACGTAACGGTAAATTACGAGGTCGTCCTAGACCACTTGAGGTTTGTCAACGAATTGCTAAAACAAATTCTGGACAAAAACGATCAAAAGAAACATGTCAAAACATAAGTAATGTTCAAACTGGAAAACCAAAAGAATGGGAACGACAAGTTACAATAAAATATGATAAACACGGTAATAAACTAGAAACGTATGCGTCGGCTAAAATTGCTTCTCAACAATCAGGCGTGAGTTATAGTAATTTGGTACAATGCTGTTTAGGACGACGAAAATACGCGGGTGGATATATTTGGCGATACGCTTCTAAAAAAGATAATTTTGAAAATTTTTCTTTTGAAGAATATGATAAAAAATCGTATCACAAAAAACAAGTAATTTTACTTGACTTAGACAGTAACTTCATTAATAAATATGAATCATTAGCAGATGCCTCAAGAGCGACGGGTATTTCAACAGGTACAATTAGCGCTTGTTGTAAAGGTAGAAAAAGTCATGTAGGTAAATATAAATGGAAATATGTTGATGAAATTTAATTATTATGTTTAATGTTTTATAATTAATATATTATGAGTGACGAAAATATCGAGATTCAATCAGAAAAACAAGAGCCTGAACGAGAAAGAGCGGGAAGATCGCGTTTTTTGATGCGCAATTCAAAAGGTGAACATAGTATTACGCTCACTATGACGTGGGTTTCTTTTTGTCTTGTTTCATGTCTATATGTGCTTAACGCTTTTGAAAGTATTCATGGAATAAAGCTAAAAAATTTCGATGTTGCGGCGACAGGGGTCTATTTTTCGTCGATTTTGGCTGCATATGTAGGTCGTAGGTACACAGACAAAGATAAAATTTAATAATGTCTAAACAGTTACAAAATGCAATTCGAGATATCCTTGATGTTCGTCTTTATGAGAGCGAAAAGCCAATTTCGTTAAATGTAAATGACGTCGTTGACAAACTTGCACCTGTAACTGACATAAAACACCCAAGTGATCCACAAGATGAAGTTGAGTTTGTCGTAGCGATAAAAGATTTACTTGCATCAAATCCAAATGCAGATTTGTCAGATATTTATAGAAGTGTTGAAAAAGAAATCAACGATGATAAAAATAAACAAGGTGAAGATATGAAACAAGTTACTTCAGAAACAGTTTTACGAGAACAGATTCGTTCTATTTTAAATGAAGCAATTCCAGAACCGGCGGGTAAAAAACCAAATCTTTGGAATTCGATGGTTCAAGGTGGAAATTATTCAAACAAACCACCGACTCCTGAAGAACTTGAAGATCTTCGTGCTATGTTAGCGAAAGTGCCGTCAGATAAAGAAGACGTAGAAGATGATAAACCACATCGTATACGTGGCAAAGGTGATGAACAAGCGGGTGAAATCGTTCAGGCATTAAAAGACACATTTGGAATTGATATGTCAAGTTCTCAGTTCAGTAACTTCGACAGATCAGTGAAAATGAGGTATTTTGTCACAGCTGTATTGGCAAATGAAGAACCAAATATGTTAGAACGTCTTGCTCAAGAATACGTATCTGATCTTGAAGATAATGCAAAAGAAACGGGTGTTCTTGATAAAGAACTTGAAACAGAACTTCTTGAACTTGAAGATTTACTTGTACAAGATCCCAGTGCATCAGAAGCTTTTTCGGAATATATTCAGGCATATGTGACAGACGCTGTTAACTCTATGAGCGAAGCACAATGGAAAGATATTGTCGATCGTGCAAATTCGTTCTTTGGCGATATTCCAGGTGGGATTATGAAGTATAATCGTGAAGGTACACCCGACTATGAGTACCTCCGCGTCATGTTAAATCGTCGTCAGACTTCGAAAGATTTCGCCGGTTCGGGTGGAACGGGTGGTGCTGGTAACGCACTTGATCGTTTCACAGCAGGTGTTTCACATCCCAAGTTTCCGCCAGAAGAATAAATTTTATACATCAACATAAATTTGATATATATATTATATATATGAGTTTGTTAATCAGGAGTAAAAAGAAATGAAATTAAAACTTACACAACTACGTCGTTTGATTCGTGAAGAAGTTGAAAATATGAATTATGCTCAACAAAAAGAAGGTGAAAAACCTTCAATGAGCAATGTAATAATGCATGCAAATTCATTAAACATACCTGATGTTGCAAAAAATTATATTATCAATTATATTGCAAAATATTGTACAGAAATCAAAGATGGTGAATGGATGTATCCTAATCAACCTGGAAAATTTTCTACTGGAATGGGTTGGGATGAACATCTTGTTAAATTGGCAGTGATATTAGGTGAACCTGGTGTTACAAGTTATAAACAATTTAATACTTTACCTGAGGAACAACAAGAATATATATTACGTGATAGTCCATCGGCTAAGATTTGGGAACAATTCTTTACAGAATAGTAATAGCATAATGCTACCTCGTTTTAGTGATCCCTTGATTGGAGAAGTACGTACGACGATTCCAAGTCGTATGCCCATCAAACCAATTGAACTTGCGATTATTCCTAACATAAGTCGTTGGAAGTCTATAAAAGACAACGAAGGGATCACTAAGCTACGTAAGACGTACTCGTTCGATGAATTATCGCAGAAGATCTATTTTCTCAATGAATTGTCGAACCATGAACGTAGTACACAACATTTCATTGATTACTTGATTGTATTTAATGATCAAACAGGTAAATTCGACATAACAATTGATTTATATACGCGTCGTTTAAACAGCACAACAGAAGCAGACAAAGAATTTGCAGCGTTTTGTGATGTAGTTTATTACGAAACAAATTATAATCTAAGCATATGAACATACCAAACACGAATGAAAGCTCTCTTTTGATGAGTGAATCATTGATGGGTGAACTTGATCTAGAAGATGATGAAAAAAAGATCTTACAAGATCGTAGTTGCATTGTAGTGATAAAGACTAAAATAGACTCAAAGAACGATTTATTGCTTGGACATCTTTATTCGATGGGCATAGATGCTTCTTTATATGCAAATGCCTCACAAGAATTGTTTAACATTGAGATAGGTATCAAACAACAGCTCGGGATAGATTTTCTCGATGTATTCTGGAAGAAACAAGTTACCATTCATGGGATCGAAATTCATCGTGGCGATAATATAGTTACATTGTTTCCGGAACGCGATGTTGCATATGTTTGTACGAAGTGTAACATATTTGATGTCTCTATTCAAAACGAAGAATGCACATTGACACTTTGTTTGTTAAAATGATCGAATAATGTAATAATTACTTTTATGCAAGATATGCAAGAAGATTCTGGTTTCGACAAGTTTATGGATGATTTGTTGATTAAAGAACGTCAACAAGTAAAACGTGATGCGACTGACGAAGAGATTTCTCCTCAGGCTAAACGTATGAAGCAACGTCGAGAAAATGTTGGATTTCTAATTCATTATAACAGCGGGAAGTAATGAGTACACTACAAGAAAAAATTAATAAGCTCTTTGAACGTACAATTACGCCTGTTGTCAAGCAAGACCCTAAAACGGCGAACGTGAGCGGTCAAGCAAAAAGTCCTGGCGATGATGAAGCTGAAAAAAAGATGCAAGAGGGTGATATCACAACAGACGATGTGATCGAGAAACTTAATGCGATTCGTGCAGGTCACTCATTAAAAGATCAAGACGTCTATACAGATCTTGACAAATACGTTAACGATTTAGACGTTGCAGAAAAAACGGCTCTTTTTGCGTATTTAAAAGGTATATCTGAAATCGTAAGTCGACAAAAGACGGGTGAAGTTGCTGTTGAACCGGGTGATCCTTCGCCCGATGTCGATATGCAAAAGAACAATGCACCTCAAAAATCAGGTAATCAACAGTTACCACAAAATACTAAAAAATCAAACGTTCATGTAAAACATAATCGTGGTGGAGGCGGAGAAGAAATGAATGCTCCGATGCCTATTAAACCAGTTCAAAAATAACTTGTGTGTAAACAGGAAGAATCTATGATAAAAAGAATAATAAGGTTGTCAAAAGGTCAAGAACTTGAGATCGAGATGGAACCAGAATTTCTCAATCATGTTTCGCGACATTTTGGTATAAAAACATCACAAGTAAACAATGAACACATCAAACAATTCATCTGGAGAGCTTCAAAATCAGCCCTCGATAAGTTCGACCAACAATCAACTTGTGCCGTTGCGGCAGAGTAAGCTATTTCACGTACTTGATGATAACAGTTTAACGTTCGAAGATATAGAAGACATATTTTTCCTTGCTTGGCATAATAAGCTTGAAGATTGTACACAGAAGATTGACGGTAGTTTTTTATGGTTTACATATAAATCGTCTACACAAGAAATT